GCGCATTTAAGACTATGTTAACAGCATTACAAAAATTTAGAAAACACAAAAAGAAAATCGAAAAAAAATTGACTATTCTTGATCGTGAGAGAAAAAAATTGCGTAAAAATTTAAGAAAAAAGAGATCGCACAAAAGCATTTTTAATTATTGATATGAAAAAATCAATCTTATTTCGGTGGAGTTTTGTAGTAGTTTCTATTTATTTTTTATTTGGCTCTATTTGTAGTGCTGATGTTTTGGTAGGTGGAAGCACATTTGTATCAAACGCATACACGCAACTAAATAATGCAAACAGACAGGGTGGACAAATACAATTATCAACATCAATCACTTTTGACAAAATCGGTTTTATGCTTGGACATGCAAGTTCAACAAAACCATATTGCACATATTATGTTAAAATAAAAAACTCATCATGCACACAAATAGCCACAAGCTCAGAGGTTAATGTTTCGTTTCGTGCGACATCTCCTAGCGCTGAATTAATTTTATTTCCAATTAGTCAAACAACACTATCAAGCGGAACATATAATTTTTTTATCGGATCGTCAAATTGTGTTGCCGACAGTTATCAAAATTGGTTTTATTCGGTTGATGATTTTATAGCCGGCCAAAATATTGTCAAAGCTGATTGCTCTGTTTTTATAGCAAACGAAGCTCCATATAGTTTATGGCTATCAAATACTGCAATTTCAACATCAACAATAGCGCTAACGGTTACATCTTCCGGCGGTGGTGGAGCAACCGGAAACGCAACAACAACAATAAAAGCAACTAGCACAGACATAGGGGAATTGATAAGTTATTCTGATGGAACATACACACATTATCAATTTCCATTTTTACTATATAAATTTGTTTTAGCTATAATTGTAATGTCAATTATGACAGCAGTTTTATTAATAGTTTTAAAAAAAACTAAAAAATAGTATGGAATTATCGCAAGCAATTTTTGCAATTATCGGAATACCGCTATTTGTTTTTTTTATTGTTTTATTTATTTTGTTTATAAAAAAAATTAACGATTAAAAAGTCGAACCGCCAATATATATTTAATTTAATTTTTCAAAAATTATGCCAACAGCATCAAGCACTTTGGCGACTATCATGGGGGTCGTTGTTACTTCCACAGTCGACCTAGTAACCACTGTATTTACGACTTATTGGCCGTATATATTGGTGATCGGTATTATTGCCGGATTGGTCGGGGCGTTCACACGCTTTGCACATCTTGGAACTGGTAGAGGTAAATAAATACCGGGGCTTGATATTGAAAAATATCAGGCCTTAATATTTATTTATGGATTATTTAGATCAAGCAACATCATATCTTTTACAGCTTTTTTTTATAATAATTGTTGTTATTTTTGTAGCACAATTATTTTTAGATTTTATTGCTGATGTTTTAAAAAAGATATTTAAAATAGGCCGGAATGAATAAATTTATAAAAATTTTATTTGGATTTTGTTTTGTCTTTATCTTTTTTTTAATTGGAAACAAGGCAAGCGCCATGGTTACGCTTTTTGAAAACGAAACAAGTAATTTTAATTATGAGATCGCAAGCACAACATCAACATATACATTTCAAGTTTTTTATAACGCCAGTCAAGCGTCAACGCTAGACACTATTTATTTTGATATGTGTCAATTAGCAAACTTAACTAGTTTGCAATATTTTCAAGTTACGATTGCGCCATTATATACATGGGGTGGGACAGGATATTGCCCGACAACCGCACAAATAAAAGCCGGGGCGACATTAAAAGACACATGTTTTTCAACAGCCGGATATTATACATATCCGACAACTTTTCAAACAAGTTACACCTATTCGCAAATAAATAGCATGGTGGCTGATTGTGGCGCAACAAGCGAGCATTTTTTTAATAACGCATTAACAACCGGGGTTAAATTGGTGCCAGACATGTTTTATTATATTAAAATCGAAACGCCAAAAATTGTAACAACTGGAAATTATTTTAAAATAGACGCAGTAAATTTTGACGGATACAGCGAGGGTGGTTATGCAAATGAAAAAATGTGCAGAATGGTTTACTCCGCTGATTTTAATTGTCAAGATTGGGATTTAAAATTTAGGATTGAGGGCGTTCGTGGGCACACTTATTCAACAACTTTTTGGCAACCAGCAACGACAACCGCTTTGGTAGATTTTAATACGTGGGGAACAACGATTGACACAGAAGCAACGACAACTGATTTATATTCTTATGTTAAATTTTGGAATGTTTTAACTCCGACATCAATCATCGCAAACAAATCTAAAATACCGATCAATGGCGCATTAATGTCATTTAGTCAAGCCAAAATCGGAGTATTAACAGACGGACATTATGGGGCGCAAGCGTTCATAAAAACAGGTGGCTTTTATAATACCAACTTAGCAACTAGCACGATAACATATTTTGAAATTGACACAATAAACGGAGTTAAAACATTTCCGGATATACCAAATCTTGATATTGATGTTTTAGAACATATTTGCGATGATGTTGCGACATCAAGCGGATCAACTTTTGACGATTTTCGATATGGGATTGAATGTGGCGCAAGAAAATTGATGTATTGGGTTATTTATCCAAGTGATACAGTTACAGCTAAATTACAGACCGCTTATGATGAGTTAAAAGCGACATTTCCATTTAGCGCATATTTTGGATTAACAGACACTATCACAGAAAGCGCAACAAGCACAGCTACAAACATGGCAGGCACTTTGCAAATACCATTTATAAATACTAGCGGTGATTTTATTATGCTAGATGTTTTGACAGCTTCATCAATGCCAAATATGATTGGGCAAACAAATGCAACACTTTTCCGCAATACTTTGTCGTGGCTGATGTGGATTGCAGTAGCTTTTTTAATTTTTATTACATTTAAAAAGATATGATCACTAATATTTTAATTTTAGTTTTAACATACTTTTTGAAAGCAGTTTGTTTTTTGTTGCCAACATGGCAAATATGGCCTGATAGTTTATTAACCGGATTAAATTATTTTTTTTCAAGCATAGCAAAATTTAATTTTTTATTTCCGATCGACACCTTGTTTCAAGTTTTAATTTTTTTCATCAGTTTTGAGGCTCTATATTTTAGCGCAAAAATAGTGATGAAAATTGTTAACTTTTTCCGGGGAACTGGATCGGGTTTGGATTTATGAAAAAATTTTATTTTAGATTGTTTAATTTATACGATTGGATAATGTGCAAAGGCGAAAAAATACATCAGTTTTGGAAATATTTATAATTAAAAATTTATGATCGTAGTTATTACCGGGCTAACCGGATCGGGCAAGACTTGGTTTATGACAAAGTTAATGATGAATGACTGGAAAAACGGATCAGAGATTTACGCAAATTTTCCATTATTTTTTCCGAATGAAAACGAAAGAGTGCAAAGGTGGCACAACTTAGACGAGTTATTTCATTTAACAAATGGAGTAATAGCGATTGATGAGGGGCAAAAATTGTTTGACGCTAGGCGGTGGGGAAGTTTGCCTGTAAGTTTCGGCGAAAAAATTGCACAACATCGAAAGCACTTTTTAGATATTTATACAACAACGCAAGACATCGGGCATATTGATTTACGGGTTAGATCAAATATTCACGAATTATTTAATTGTCAATCAATTTTTAGATTTCCAAAAAATGATCGTGTTAAGCCAATTTTACAATTTATTAAAATAACAAAGAAGCGCAGAATAGTTAGTGCAACTGATGATCGTTTAAAGTGGGAAAAAGTAAACAGTAAATTTTATATTATTTCCAGACTTTGGACAAAAGAAATTTACAACACTTATGGCGACATCGGCTTTGAAAGGTTTTTATGCAAAATCAAAAGAGAGAAAAAAAAGTGGCGGGGAAAAATTTACAGCCGGGACCTGATCAACAGAGGGAAAGCAAGACTTTGACATATACGCCTAACGATGAAAAAATCGAGGTGGAAATTCGGGAAATAGTGCGCATAAGACCGCAAGATTTTTCCGCTTTAAAGTCTAGCTTTGAGGAGTGGGCGACAACATGGGGCTAGTTAAAATAAAAATAAAATAAAAAATACCGATCGGAAATTTCCGATCGGTATTTTTTTACCGCCAATGACTAACTCATAGTCTATTATATTATCAAATTTTTTTATTTTTATGTCAAGTGTTGATAAACTGTTAATTGTGTGGATAAAAAAGCGAACAAAAAGCGAACAATATAACAGTATACTATATCTTGTGGTATAAATATATTTACACCACAAGATATAGTGGTATTGACGATTATTAAATTTTGATTAATTACTATAATAGTCGAGAGTGTTAAATCTAGATAACGACATTAAAGAGTTGCTAACCTCTATGGGCTAACTCCGAGCAACCGGACATACTATTTGTATGTTTTAAGCGTCTAGACCGAAAATGGTGGGCTCTGGTGGCTCTAAATAACCAGGGAAAGAGAAAAAAACTTGTCCAACCATTACCGGGCAGACCGGGGCGTTTAAAAAGCGCTTCCGGAGTGCCCCTAATGGAACAGGAAAAAAGAAAATAATTTTAAAAAATAATAGTATTTTTAAATATTAGTCAATGATTATGCCTAAGAAGTATAAAAAAATTGGCAAAAATTATAGTGATATTTGCCGAGATGAATTAGAACGAATAAAAGACCAATATAAAAAACAATGCAGATCGTGCGGAAAGTTATTGAAAGATAGTTATTTTAATAAACATGTTTTGCGTTGTTCGGCTGATAAATTTGACCAAAATTTGACAAAAGTTTGACAATCCTGTAAAATTAGAATGCGCTTGCGGGCGGACATTTCAAGCGCATTTAAGACTATGTTAACAGCATTACAAAAATTTAGAAAACACAAAAAGAAAATCGAAAAAAAATTGACTATTCTTGATCGTGAGAGAAAAAAATTGCGTAAAAATTTAAGAAAAAAGA